CGAAATTATTTCTTGAGTTAATAAATTAGATCTCACTGATGCATTTAGATATAACAAACTTCACATGTACTCAGGTAATGCTTCATCTCCTAATAAAGGTGCATCTTCTTCCCAAATTTTAGCAGATGTTGCTGCACTAATGAATGACGATAAATTATTCTCAGCAATAAAATCTATGGCATCATTGTTTATAAATGGCGATCATCTTCTTTATCTACTCTCGATACTAGTGCCGAACATAGAGATAGATAAAGAATTCATGGATAATAAAATCCATTCTAGATTATTTCACTTTACTGCACCAGGGGGAAAAGCAAGGATAATAGCAAACGTAGACTGAGTTACACAAACTGTGCTATCAGGAATACATTTTACTATGTTCCAAATACTGTCCAAAATAAAATCAGACAGAACTTTTGACCATCCCAGCGGTATGGACATCTATGAAAAAGATGCAGATTGTTTCTATTCTATAGACCTATCCGCAGCCACAGATCGTCTCCCTAGAATCCTCCAATCTAAGATTATCGAACAAATCTGAAATAAACTAAATGGTAATGGCTTTAGCGTTGCCTCCAACTGACTTAAAATTGTAGACCGTACTTATAGTACAAAAGGGTCTCCAATAAATAATGATAAGGATATTTCCTACTCAGTTGGACAAGGTATGGGTATATTTTCCTCTTGGACTTCTATGGCAATGCTTCATCACTATATTGTTAATCAGGTCTGTCAAATAGATCCAAATAACTACAGAATTGTAGGTGACGACTTGATCATAAAAAATGACAAACAAGGTTATATAAAATACCTTGAAGTCATGAAAGCAATAGGTGTTGAAGTAAATTTAAATAAGACTATTGTTTCTGAAGATAAAGGAAGACATAATCTAGAATTTGCAAGAAATTATATAATCAGAGGTTATAAGATAGACAAAATACCATTCGGTGTCATGTTTGCATGATGAGCTGGAAAAGCCAATTGCGAAAATTTCTTATCTTACTTTATAGTAAGAATAAGAAATGATAAACTAATGGATTTTCTATCAGCCTTTCTTGAAAAAGACAGTAATGAATATTTTTATTTATTATATTGATTTGTTAAGAAAGGTCTAAATATTAATGATGATAATTCTCTCTTGCATTATACGAGATTAAAAGCTCCACATCTTTCAATTGACATTTTCAGAAATATAAAGAAGAAAACTGAAAAGTCAAAAGAGAAACAACAGTCTAATTTATTACCTAATCTCTCTTTATGAGACACATTGCGATCGCAGTGTGTAATGCGTAACGAAAGAGATCTAAAAAAAGCAGCTGAACTCAGTGAATCAATTATTTGTTTGTCCTATGTAGATGATTTACTAATAGAACCAGCCACAGCTATCCATGACAGACTCATCGGAGCAAAGCTCATAGAGTATGACGCAGATACTAGTGGCGGGCCTATGGTGTCAAAAAGAGAGAGACAACTAATTGGCGAGATTAAGAATTTAACTCCTGAAGAAATCAGCGAAATCAAATGGCTTAAGCAACATAGTAAATAAAAAAAGTCATCCATCATAACAAATTTCATTTATTCCTACTAGTAAACATCAATAATTTTAATTTTAATTTTTCAGAACCCGGGCTTATGTCGTGCTGTACCTATATTGGCATCACATGACCTATACAATTCGAATATTGTCTTTTTCAATATTCCTCAGCAATATAACTGAGTGTATAGTTCCCTGGAATCCTAATTGAATCGATCTCATTTAGAGAACTTTTCAAATCTGAGAAATAACATAAAAGTTAAGTCTTCAGACTCCTTACTTCGAGTTGGAGACTAATAATAATTTTGGTGATCTTCCTAGTCTTTTCGGGATAGGTTTCTAAATGGAACCGAACCGTAAAATGGATCCAGGCAACTATACAACCAAATTGGTAATATTGAAAAAAACAATATTTTAAAATGTATAGGTCATGTAATATCAATATAGATAAAGTACGACAAAAGGCCGGGTTCTGAAAAATTAAAATTAAAATTATAAGAACAAAAAAATAGATGAAAAGAAACAACTACTAGTCTCAAATAGAACATCTGGTAACATAGGTTATGATCGGCTCACCATCTGCTCACCACAAAAATAATATTATCTAGTTCTTTCTAGATCACTTGTACTCGGAAACGAATAGTAATTCTCTCAGGCACTAGTAAAGTCCGGGACAGTCTACCAAGTATTTTAGGCTACATAGTAGCCCTAGATATTATTGTTGAACAAAATCATAACTAGTACTATTCGACGATATACGTCTAGCTTAAATGTTATCAGCACGTACTATTAAAGAGAAATAAAATAGAATTTTGAGGATGAAATATTTATAAAGGATAAGATTATTTTTTTAAATCTTATCACGTGCAGGCAGACGATACTGCTAAAGACCCCGCTTAATTCAAAATATACTGTTCAGGTATAATGATGTTTACCATAGGGCTTTAAGACGCCAGTCAATACTGTACCTTTTAGCAATGGTGGTAATTGGTCAATACGAAAAAGCGCCCGATTAAGAAGATCTAATAATTCAGACTATTAATGAATAAAACAATGTTTAACAAAAATAATAAGAAACAAAAACAGGGATTAGAT